GGTTGAGCAAAATCAGGATTATCACCGGCATTCATGAAATCTTTTACACTAACGCCATCATAGAAAAATACTCCTGAGCCATTCGCATTTAAAGCAACGCTTTTTCCTGTTATTATGAATCGTTGAGAATTTGATTTTGTTGGATATGCGGTTCCACTTATGTAGTCTTCATTATTTGCAAAGGCAAAGCCTGCGTAACCTGCCATAGAGCCGCCAAAAACAATCTGATCGAATACATCAGTCCCAACATTATACTTGTATAGATGATTCATGTCAGTGGCAAGAAGGTCTCTTGTGCCATCTGGCTGGATGAATTCAAAGATTCCTGTGATCCTTGTGTTACCAGAAAGTCTTGACGCAAAAATAGAGATGCCCCTTCTTGACTGGAGAATCTGCCTATGGACAAATCCATCTATTACATCAGTAAATGAATCAGAGGGCTCAAGAAAGTTAACTCCATCGCGAGCAACACCAGACTGATAACCCGTGATTTCATAGATTTCCATTTAACCGCCAACAATTGCAACCCAACCAAATAGTGGATCTTCTTTATCATTTTCAGTATTTCTTGTAAAAACCATTTTGCATAGAGCTGTGGTCATTACTGATCCTTTCGTCGTACCAGCAGATATAGTAAAACTTCCATGTAGTTCTGGACTCGCGCTATCTCTAATCGCATCTGAAAGAATTAAATAATTGTCTGTAGGCATAGCTACAGTGAATGTTACTGTATATAAACCTTTTGCTGTTCTTTCAACAGTTGTAACATTATGTGAATATTTAAGAGTACAGTTTCCGTTAGTCGATCTTCCCTGAAAATGAACCATTGCTCTAAAACCTAGTTGTAGGTAGTGGTTTACAGCTCCTACTTGTGTATAGACAAATGGCTCTGTTTTTTGTGCGTCGGGTGCTTCTGATGCTGTTTTAAGTCTTGAGTAATATAAGGCATTTGCTGCTGTAGATAGTGCTACAGGATCAGAAGCCTTGTTTATCGACTCTACCTGTTTGTGGTGTCCGTCATTTGTTGCATCTTCATTCCAATAGTGATCTAAAGCCATCTTTGTCGTGATGTAGCTTGTATTCTGTTGCATCGGTGTTTCATTATCTTTTACCGATTTTGTTCCGTCAGGACTTGTAGAGTTCCAGGACATCTTTCACCTATTTCTTTTTCTGTGGTTTTACTCTAGGCTTTTTTGAGTAGCCCATATCTTTCTTTGAAAGCTTCAATTCGTTAGCAATTCCTGCTGTGGACATTCCCCTCATTGTCTTTTTTTCTGATTTTTTGTCATACACTTCATCAGCAGCGACAAACTTTTTACCTTTAACTAATTTATCTTTTGCCACTTTTCTTCCTCTTTTGTTTTGCATTTGATTTGTTAGCAACTGAATAAGCTATAGCTACAGCCTGTTTAGGATCTTTTCCTGACTCTATTTCCCTTCGAATATTCGTTTGAATACCCTTCTTGCTTTTTGCTTTTTCACCTTTAATCAGCGGCATTTTTTCTCCTAGAAACGAGGCATTGCTCGAGAATTTTTTATCTGGTTGTGCGTTCTTGTTAACATGTATCTCTTTTGCCTATTGAATTCGCTTTCAATTCCAGCTCTTGTAGTATCATCAAGCCTAAAGTCAATCGCGTAGTCTCTAGCAGCACCATAAGCGATATATCTGAGCCACCAGTCGAAAGGCAGATCTGGGTCCCCAGAGGATGAAAAGTCAGCATTCTTTTTATATCCATAAATCTTAATCAAATATTCAGTGTCAGGTATCGTTCTGAACGTAAACTCATTTCCATAGAACAATAGGTTTGTAGGATACCCAGCGATGAGGATTTCATCATTGTTGATACCCCAAATTGCAAAGAATTCTCCAGGATCTTGATAGATTGGAAGTTGATTCCAAGATACCGAGTTGTTTACAGGGTCATACAAGGAAATGTATGCTTCCTGGGAGATATTGATAAATTCAGAATCGGCGCCTACATCATTGAATGTGTAGACGCCTGTGGTGTTTGTCTCATCAATAGTGAAAGTTAATGTCCCAAATGATTCAAACAGCTTAGTGTCATTAGGTTGCGTAAGAGAGTAAAAGTCGTTTACATACTGAAGCAGTTTGGTCTCATCAGAATCGGGATCATTTTCGTTCCTTCTTCCAATTGCCACTCTCATTATATCTAAGACGTCTGATACTGCTCTTGTCATGGCTTAAGCTTCCTGATACACTGTTCTAAGTTGGAATCTAGGTTCCTTGTGAGAGATCCTTGTCTCCTTTGATCCATCTGGATTGTCAACCCACTTCCAAACAGGCGTGCCTTTTTCAGAAAGATGGTTGATGATGCATTCAGGAAGGTCATAGGTTTTGCCCGGTATGAGTATCTCATCGAAGTGTATCAAATGATTACTTAAAAATACAGGCAAAGGATTGCTAGGTTGATCATTTCTTCCGAACACTACTCTTTGCTTGGGATGAAGCTCAACAGGGCACTGTTTGATAGGGTAACGAAGGACTTTTAGGCGCTTATTTAGCTTTCTTGCCTCTTCGTTATAGAGACGATAGTCTCTGATTGAATTCAGAGGCATATCTTCAATAGCCACTTTGCTATCTTCGGCTTCTTTCAAAGAAGAAGTCATCACATCATCTGCCGGCTGAGCAACTAGAGTGTGTTTTCTAGGTCTTCCCATTTTTCTACTCCTTACTCGTCGTTGTAGACGAAACTTGTTTCTACTAGGTTGCAATATCCACCCGTCACATAGGGTGGGAATGTTGTGGAGTCAATCGGATCAAACGTTATTGGGTCTTGAAGTGTGAAAGTTGTGTCTCCTGTGACTATGATTCTGAACTTGTAGTTATTAACCTCGTCCATACCCCTTTCCGTTGGCATAGAGCCATTTAAATCGGTTAGACGTATAAAGTCATAGGTAGAATATCCATGAGCAGCAGAGGTCGTTATTGCGCATGGTAGTGCATTTGTCATTGCTGAGATATTTGCTCTATGTGGTGTCTGTCCCATTACTTACGGTGTTCCTTTGTATGGCATTCTTTACACAACCAGACTACTTCTAAAGGCTTGCTGTAGTCTGCATGATGCCCTTCGGGCTTACATTCTTTCAAGCAATTTGAGCATATTTTTGGTTTAATTAATAGACCTATTTCTACAGCATAACTCACTAAAAGTCTAGCTTTTACCTTATGAGGAGAGTTTATTCTTTGATTTTTCGCTGCCTTTCTTGCATATTCTTTTATCTTTTCAGGATTTTTTAATCTCCATTCGCTGTCTTTTATTTTTTTCTCTTCTGCATAGATTTTTCTATAAATTTTTCCATATTCTAACCGCTGATCTTTAAATTTTATATAGGCTTTTTTGCTGCTCTTTTTATTACTTTCACTTAATATTTCAGGATTATTTTTTTTCCACTCTTTGTGTCTTTCAATAAATTTAATTGGATTTTTGTCATACTCTCTTTTTGCGTATTCCCTAGCTTTTTTTAGATATTCTTCTCTGTTTTTGTTTTTCGATTCTTTTCTGGCTAAATTTAAGCAAATTTTGCATCTTGCCTGGTATCCTGATTTTGACTTTTTACATGGGTGAAATTCTGTTTCATTTTTTTCAATTTTACACTTTTTGCATGTTTTCATAAACTAGACTCCTTTTTACAGGAGTCTAGCATCGCTGCATTTAAACTTCAACGCCTAAATCAGTAATTCTTACGCAAGGTCACCAAGCGCAGTTATCAAACCGAATTTATAGACTTCGATGTAAAAAATATCGTTGTCCGACCCAAGCACACTGGTGCCCGCGGTTAGCTTGTATTCAATCGGGTCCCAGGCGAACGGATTAGGATCGTATGGGCTTGAATTGCTATAAGGACTAACTTGAGGGTTATTAAGACTAATAACTCCAGTCTCAAGTGCAATTCTACCGCCGCTAACATACGCAACAAACGAAGTAGAATCAATTGGTTCACCAGTGATTACATCTTTCAAAGAGAAAGTAGTACTGGACAAAACAACGATTTTAAATCGCTTATTATTCAATTCGTTCATGCCTCTTGGTGTTGGCATATCAGGTCCTAAATCAGTGATCCTTACAACCTGATTAGTCTGAAATGTGTATGCACTATGAGTAACAACGCAAGGATCAGCAGCAGTGATACCAGAAATGGTTGCATGTCGGCTTGACACTCCACCATCGGTATCGGCCACTGTAAATCCGTTTGAAGCCAAATCAACGAAGTTAAAAGACTGAGCAGCAGCCGAGTCAATAACTTTATGTTGGAAGGCATGTGCAGCGGTTGTTTGGTCTCTAAACCAAACGGAGATTGGCAGCTTACCAGCAGTCGATGTCCAAGCCGTTAGGTTGTTGAAAACAACCTTATCCGGCTGGAAATTGAATGTGAAGGTATGAGCTGCGGCAGCTGACTGAAACGTATACGCTTCAGACATCGATTGTCCAAGAAATAGATCAGACATTTAAAACCCCTTAAGCTTTAGTTGATAAAAGAGTTACAATATGAGAATCATCAAGGATTGCAGCGTTGAAAAACGCAGTGAAACCCATCGATTGAAACCTATTCAGATAATCATTAAAGCCAAGTGGTTTTAGGATCATCTCGGTAGAAACTTCATCAAGTCCTACATATCCATAGGCGTTAGCACCAACGAATGTGTTGTTGTAAACAGGAGGATTTGCTTCCGACACTTTAACAAGAGTCGAAGTAACCCATCTTGCTTCATCAGTAGCACCAAACTCAGCTTGCAACACAGCATCTTGCGAACCATATTGCGAAGTTGGAATGAATGCATCTAGGGATCTGATGTCTGGTTTCAGGTTTACATGTGAAGTAACCCAGAATCCAGCTTCTACAGGGCCTGTACCGAAGCGTGAAGTCCCGTCAATAGTTGGAGTCATTTTCTCAGTATCATTGTCATCAAGGTACTGAATAGCACGGTTGACGTCAATTTGAGAGAGCTCAGTAATCGCATTTCCATTAATCCCGTTTAAGCATGAAATTTGTGGAACGGCTGAATCCCAAACATCACGAGTAACCTTGTCAAGCATGGTATGCATGCATTGAGATAGGTTATCAGCTGTTTCAGAAGCGGTATCGTCTTCAACAACGAGAAGCACTTTTCTGCCCAACAGAACAACTTTACCAAACTCTTGGATGGTAACGTTGATATCGAACTTTTGTACTTGCTCAGGTGCTGGATCTGCATCTTGAGACAATACAACTGGATCAGAATTCAGGTTTTCCTGCCTTCTGAACGCCATTGTATCAGTATTCTTTTGTGGCAGAACAAAAGCACGGCCAAAAAGATTGTGTACGCATCTAGGCTTCGAACGCTGTAGAAGAGCACGATGTGCCCATCTATCAGCCATCGAGCCGTAGCCGGACGTGGTAGTAACTGACATTGATTTCCTTTTGCCTACCTACGCTTTTTCTGCGCTTGTCTCCACGAATGAAACTCTGAGTCCGACATCGACATGACATCGACAGCCTGATTTAATGAAGCAGCCTTTGGAACTCCTGTAGGGGCCCCTGGAGCCTGCTTTTTTACAACATTAGCTGACTTAATCTGCTGTTGTTGCTTAGGTGTCAATGCTTCCATGAGAGTATAAGCCTCTTCGTATCTATTCGTAGCAGAATTAATCGCTTGTGCTAGGTTAGGTCTTTGTTT